AGCTAAGATAGCTACTGCCGGCACGTTTATGTATACAAAGGACGCATCAAATGCATTTGAGGGTACAAACTTTAGTACAGAGACATCTACAGGTTTTGATACAACAGTAGACAATAGACTTGTTATCACAGCTCAGTGGGGATCAGCTGATACTAGAGACATCATATATTCTGAAATATTTACCCTTAATAAGACATACTAATGAGATACATACTGATTGCACTATTGATTGTTTCATGCAGTCCAAAGGCCCGTTTCACGCGTCTAATTGAGAAGCATCCTGAGTTGCTTACTGTTGACAGCATTACTATTCATGATACTGTAAGAGTTATCGTGCCTGAAGTTAAAGTAGACACAGTTGTTAAGGTAAATGATTTGCTAGATACTATTTTTATAGAGAAAGAGCAATTGAAGGTAAAAGTTTGGATGAAGGGGGATCAGGTATTCATTGAAGGTAAGTGCGATACGGTGTACGTAGATAAGATTATAGAGGTAAAAGTACCTGTTAACTACTATGAGAAGACTCCAGAATGGAAGAAGCTGCTAAATAAATTTTTGCCAATTTTAATTATCTTTGCTATAGTTTATTTTGTTTACCGATTTATCAGAAAATGATGCAGGATTTGATTCAGTTTGGGATGGTTACGGCCATTGCTATTATAGGGTATTTTTTAAGAATGGTACATGCCGATGTGCGTAAAAATACTGAAGATGCTGGTAAACTAAAAGGAAAAATTGAGTTAGTTGAACAGGAATCAAGACTGAAATATCAAGCCATACAGGAACAAACTCAACTTGAGATAAAGAACTTAGCTAGAAGTGTAGCTGAGTTATCAGACGCAGTCAAGCAATTAATAATTAATAGATAATGGATACAGTATCAACAGCACCTGACTTTGGTGTATTTGCACAACTTGGAGATTATGGTCCTCTAGGGTTAGCAGTATTAGCTCTTGGTTATGTAGCTTGGTTATTTATCAAGAGATATCTTGATGAGAACAAGAAGATGAAAGAAGAGCTTACGGAAAAGAAAGTAGTAAAAAGAAAAACTAGAAAGTAATGTCATTTGGTCCTTTTGAAGTATTAACTCAGTATGGCGTGTTGGGATTTGCTGTCCTAGCACTTGGCTATTTATGCTGGATGTTTTTAAACAAACTTCTCAAGAGTGAGGAAGATTTGAAAGCAAAAGTAGAAGAGTTAGAGGGAGACTATAGAGATGATTTAGAAAAGAAACTAGAAGAAAATACTGAAAGCTCAAAAAGTTTAAAAGAAACTATCTTATTACTTTTTAGTAAAAAATGAAGACTAGATTATTTCTAATAGCTGGCAGTTTTATTCTACTTGTAATATTGCAGATATTTTCAAGCGGTCATGAACATGTAGTTGTTGTAGATGATAATGTTCAGCTAACAGGTAAAAATAAAAAACTTACTACATCAAATAAAAAACTAACTCACAGTGTTGGTAAGTTAAAAGCTGCAAACCAAGTGTTAGTAGAAGAAAAAACAAATCTACAAGAGATGGTCTCTGAAGTTATTGGAGACTTAGATAGTACTAAAGCTGTAGTAAAAGACATTAAAAAAGAATTAGAAAATGAAAAAGATATTGTTCGTAAGCAGTCTACTGGTAAGCAGTTTAACTTTGAGCCAATCACGCTACCCACTGAAGACGGTAATTAATGGTGACTCTGTAGTTATACTTACAAAAGGTCAGGCTGATACCATCAATAATATCTTTGACTCTCAGAAACAAAAGATTGCAGACGCAAAGCAATTGATTAGTTTTAAAGATTCATTGCTTAGATCCAAAGATTCATTGCTTAATATAGCTTATGCTCCTACGGCTCAATATGATTCGCTGAATGCTAAATACATTAATACATTGATGTTCTTAGATTACGTAGAATCATGGGTATATGATAGGGCAAAAGAGGGATCATTCTTGTATTACTCATATGATAGCACTTGCATTGAAGCAATAGACCTTTCAGATTATGAAGTAAGAAAAAATGATTACACAGGAGCCATATTTTTTTACAGAATAACTGAAACTCCATTCATACACAAAAAGAAAAATGACTCTTTTAGAAAGGGATGGGAACAGGAAATTACAAGAACGAATAGACCAAAAATACATAGATTATGAAAAAGTTTTTTAGAGAATTGATATCAGACGATAACCAAATTAACGAGCAGGCCTTTGTTGGTGTTATCTCGTTTTTCGCTATGGTATTTGTGTTAATGACTGATGTCATTACAGGAATCATTGGTAACGAACTAATCATTAAGGAATTTATCTTTGATGGATTTATGTTACTAACTTTAGGGGCGTTTGGCATCACAACTGCTGGACGTATTATGAAACTTAAAAATAAAGATAAAGATGCAACTGAGTAAAAATTTAGCATTAGCAGAAGTAACACGTAGCGAAACTGCAAAACGTAAAGGCATTAGCAATATGCCTACACCTGAACATTTGGAGAACTTCAAAAAGTTAGCTGAGAAAGTATTTCAACCTATCCGTGAACACTTTGGTGGTCCTATCCATATTTCATCCGGATATCGCTCCGCAGCATTGAATAAGGCGGTTGGGGGCTCATTATCCAGCCAACATTGCACGGGTGAAGCGATTGATATCGACATGGATGGCACAGCAATTACTAATGCTGAAATCTTTAACTATATCAAAGATAACTTAGAGTTTGATCAACTTATTTGGGAGTTTGGTACAGATACAAATCCTGATTGGGTACACGTATCTTATGAGTCTACAGGAAAGCAACGCAAACAAATGCTTAAAGCTAAACGTGTAGGAGGTAAAACTACTTATGTTCCTTTCAAATAAATCACTAAATTTGTACAATGAAGAAGGTTGAGCAGTCAGCAAAGAAGAGTGTTAAGGTGAGTCGTCCAGGCGTTCATGCCAAGACAAAGACATCTTGTTTAAAGTCTTCAAAAGGTTACAAGAAAAAATATAAAGGCCAAGGGCGATGAAAGTACAAAACTATATTACTCAAACACCTAGTACCGGATCAAAGGTATTTGGTTTAAATGATTTAGGTCAATCAGTTAATTTTGATGTACCTGCTTTATTGGCTTTAAATCAATCTCCATCAGTTGTTGCAACAAATTCGCTAACTTCAGCTACATTAACAAATGTGAATACATACTTCACGGGAACAGCAGGAGTGTCTTTTGCGGTTACTCTTCCAGCCGCTAATTCAAACCTAGATGGTGTTAAGTATGTCATCATGTCTACAGCTACTCGCGCAACAACAACTTGGGCCTCTAGCGGTGCTACAATTGTAGGCGCTCCATCTACCCTTACAGCAAATACACCGGTATGTCTGCAATACAGCCATGCCGACCTTAAATGGTATATATCTTTATAATTAAAATAAAATATGAGTAAAATAACAAAAGAAGAACTTGACGCGTTGGTTAACGCTAACCGAGTTTACAGAGATTTAAAGTTTAATTTAGCTGACATTGAGATGCACTTTTGGGCTCTCAAGGAACAGAAAGAATTTGCTATTCCTAAGATTAATGAGGCTCAGCTTGAGTTGGCAAAGCAACAGCAAGCCATCTATGACAAGTATGGCGACGTCAGTGTAAACCTCCAAACAGGTGAGTATAATTAGAAAAATATCAATCGGTCCTGACTACATGAAGTCTATGCACTACATGGTAGGACAGGAAATCCTTGATAAGACTTGGAAGATCAACACCATCAGAATTGAAAATGATGGCAGTATCTGCGTGTGGATTATCAAGGAAGGAGAGATTATTAGATGGAAGTCTTTCTCTCCAACAATGCCAATTGCAATTGAGTACAAAATAGACTACTGATGAAATCCCCATACTGCTTCATTGTAGAACCAATTGGTCTGAGGCGGTACGACAACATTAAGAAGTTCGGTGATACCGAGTTTATAATAAGTTCCTCCCAAGAAGACCATAAGGTTTCTAATCGTTTTGCAAAAGTAATTGCAACACCTATCTATTATGATGGTCCGGTTCAAGCCGGAGACACTGTTATAGTTCACCATAACGTATTTAAGTTTTATTATGACATGAAGGGCCGACAAAAAAGTAGTTGGAACTATGTCATGGACGATATGTTTTTAGCTGAAATTGATCAGGTATATGCGATTAAGCGAGATGCTGATTGGCAGGCGGTTGAGCCATTTGTGTTTATTAAGCCTGTGCCATCAGAGGACAAGGTGTTCAGCACACTAGGTGGATTCGAGGAGTTATGGGGTGAGGTTATATATCCTAGCAATGGCTTTGTATCTAAAGGTGATGTTGTATCTTTTACTCCAGATAGTGAGTATGAGTTTAGGATAGGTGATGAGGTGTTGTATCGAATGTATAATAAGAACTTATGTCTGATAAAAAAGTAAGGATCATTGAGGCTGGTAAGAAGGCAATTGATGAGTTGATTAAAGTTCTTGAGCAACCTATCATTACGCATGCAGAGGATGACATATCTGCTGATAAGATGAAGAACGCAGCGTCAGCAAAACGTTTGGCATTTGAGGATGCCATGTTTATGCTTTTAAAGATTGAAGAGGAGGAAAACAAGCAGTTAGAAACACCAATAGCTGAGGTTACTCTAGGTAAGAGTGGATTCGCTGAGGGCAGAGCAAAGATGAAGAATGGAAAATAATCTGTACCGTATAGTCACCGACCATGTTCATAAGACTGCTCTTACTACTAAGAACAGCAAGAAAAGTTGGGACTATGGGTACAATAAAGATTATGACATCATCGTTATATCTAAGGATGGAACCATTGGCGAAATATATGAAATCAATGGGCTAAAGATTGCTGTTCCATCTACACCAAAGAAAATAGATGACCGAGGCAACAAGTGGGTTGCACAAGAGTACCCGGCAGAGTTGCAGAAAATAAAGTCAATATTTGATTGGAACCGTAGAGACAATTCGTTCAAGTCAAAGTACGTCGACATGATCGAGACTGAGTTTGATAGAAGGGAATACGGCTATTGGTTTAAGAACAACGGCAAGCCAACTTATATGACCGGAACTCACTACATGTACTTGCAGTGGACCAAGATTGACGTTGGTCTTCCTGACTTCCGTGAGTCCAACCGAATATTCTTTATATTCTGGGAGGCCACTAAGGCAGACAGCCGCTCATTTGGCATGTGCTACCTAAAGAACCGTCGTTCAGGTTTCTCGTTTATGTCTTCAGCCGAGACGTCCAATACAGGTACAATTGTTAGGGATTCTCGTATTGGTATCTTGTCTAAGACAGGTGGAGATGCCAAGAAGATGTTTACCGATAAGGTGGTACCTATTGTTAGAAATTACCCCTTCTTTTTCAAGCCGATCCAAGACGGTATGGACAACCCAAAGACTGAGTTGGCCTTCCGTGTTCCTGCGAGTAAGATTACGCGTAAGAATATGGATGAGGAGCGCGATGATGACATAGAAGGGTTGGATACTACCATTGACTGGAAAAACACCGCAGACAACAGCTATGACGGTGAGAAGCTACTTCTACTTGTACATGATGAGAGCGGTAAATGGGAAAAGCCTGAGAACATCCTAAATAACTGGCGTGTAACCAAAACATGTTTGCGTTTGGGTAGCAGGATCATCGGAAAGTGTATGATGGGTTCTACATCGAATGCACTCAGCAAGGGTGGTGAGAACTTTAAGAAGTTATACAACGACAGCGAGCCAACCAAGCGATCTGCCAATGGTCAGACTAAGTCAGGGCTATACAGTCTTTTTATTCCAATGGAGTGGAACATGGAGGGTTTTATTGACGAGTATGGATGGCCTGTGTTTGAGGACCCAAAGAAACCTATCATGGGTATCGATGGTGAGGAAATAACAATGGGAGTTATTACCTATTGGAACAATGAGGTTGCCGCACTTAAGACTGACTCAGATGCACTCAATGAGTTCTATCGTCAGTTCCCACGCACAGAGTCACACGCATTCCGTGATGAGTCTAAGTCCTCACTATTCAACCTCACAAAGATCTATCAACAGATTGACTATAATGACGCCTTGATTAAGGACCGCGTCCTAACTAAGGGGTATTTCCATTGGAAAAATGGAGAGCAAGATAGCGAGGTCATTTGGACACCTGATCCGAACGGAAGGTTCTTGGTGTCATGGATTCCTGAACAAACTATGCGTAACAGAGTGATTGTGAAGAACGGCCGCAAGTACCCAGGCAATGAGCACATCGGTGTGTTTGGATGTGACCCTTATGACATATCAGGTGTAGTTGGTGGCGGTGGATCTGCCGGAGCGCTTCATGGATTGACTTCATTTCATATGGAAAAAGCGCCAACAAATCAATTCTTTTTGGAGTATATTACTCGTCCACAGACAGCTGAGATATTCTTTGAGGACGTTCTCATGGCCTGTCATTTCTATGGAATGCCAATACTTATTGAGAACAACAAGCAGCGACTACTATATCATTTCAAGAATAGAGGCTATCGAGCGTTCTCTTTAAATAGACCAGACAAACACACATCAAAGCTATCTAAAACAGAGCTTGAACTTGGTGGTATTCCCAACTCATCTGAGGACGTAAAGCACGCCCACGCTAACTCCATCAACACATACATCGAAGAGTACGTTGGTCTTGATCAGGAGGGAACATACAGAGAATCAGACACCATGGGTGACATGTATTTTAACAGAACACTCAACGATTGGGCTCGATTTGATATTAATAACAGGACAAAACATGATGCCTCGATTAGTTCAGGACTTGCTATTATGGCATCAAGAAAACACCTATTTATACCTAAGAAAGAGGAATCTAAAATAAGTGTTAAATTTGTAAGATATAAGAATACAGGCATTAGAAGCGAAATCATCGAATAATGGATAAACCATCAGTAGTTATCTCTGCACTACCTTTTCCGGACCAAATGGCTCCAGATGAGGTTAAGGCTACATATGAATATGGCCTAAAGGTAGGTAAAGCCATCGAAGGGGAGTGGTTTAAAAGAAAATCAAACTCAAGTAGATTTTATCAACAGTGGGGTGAATTCCACCGTTTGAGACTGTATGCTCGTGGAGAGCAGCCAGTGCAGAAGTATAAAGATGAGCTCGCTGTTAATGGTGATATATCTATGCTCAACTTAGATTGGACTCCTGTTCCTATCATCCCTAAGTTTGTTGACGTTGTTGTTAACGGAATGCTTGACCGACCATACACTGTAAAGGCCGAAGCTCAAGACGTAATGTCAGCTGAGAAGAAGAACGTCTTCCAAGATATGATCGAGGCTGATATGGTAGCCAAGGACTTTCTTACGCTTACACAAGAGCAGTTTGGTATCGACGCGTTTAACGTTAATCCAGATGACCTTCCTGCCAATGATCAGGAGCTTTCATTGTACATGCAGATGAACTATAAACCATCTGTAGAGATTGCTGAAGAGATTGCTATTGACACTGTCATGAAGATGAATGAGTATGAGGACATCATGCGTTTATACTATTATGATGTTACTACGCTTGGTCTTGGTGTTGTTAAGCATGAGTTTCTTATCAATGATGGCGTAAAGATTGAGTATGTAGATCCGGCAAACTGGATCCATAGCTATACTGAAAAGAATGACTATTCTGATTGTTTCTATTTTGGTGAGGTTAAGCAGGTGCACTATACCGAGCTTCTTAAGATGGATCCAAATCTAACTGACGAGCAGCTTACTGAAATTAAGAATGCTGGATCAGCATGGTATGACTACTTTCCTGTGGTTAAAAACTATCAAGACGACGCATTCTTAAACGAGGTTGTAACGTTATTGTATTTTAACTACAAGACCCATAAAAAATTTGTTTGGAAAAAGAAAATTCTTGACAACGGCGGTGAGCGAGTTATTCGTAAAGAAGATACTTTTATGGCTCCAAACGGTGAATACTTTGAGGTAATTGAAGCAGTTCGTGATGTTTGGTATGAAGGCGTTCTTGTTGGTGGATCCAACATAATGATCAAGTGGGAGATGATGAAGAATATGGTTCGTCCTAAGTCTGCATCGCAGCGTGCACTTCCAAACTACATTGCTTACGCTCCACGTTACTACAAAGGAAATATTGAGTCGCTAGTTCGACGCATGATCCCGTTTGCTGATCAGATTCAGTTGACACACTTGAAGCTACAGCAAGTTATGGCGCGTATTGTGCCTGACGGTGTATTCATCGATGCTGATGGTATCAATGAGGTTGATTTAGGTACCGGTGCGGCATACAATCCTGAGGATGCACTCAATCTATACTTCCAGACAGGTAGTGTTATTGGCCGATCTTATACCACAGAAGGTGAGTTCAACAACGCTCGTATTCCTATCCAAGAGCTTAATACAAATAGTGGCCAAGCTAAGATGTCTGCCCTAATCGGTAACTACAACCACTACTTAAATATGATCCGCGACGTGACGGGTATAAATGAGGTACGCGACGCATCTACACCACATCCTGACGCATTAGTTGGTGTTCAAAAACTTGCAGCACTTAATTCAAACACAGCTACCCGTCACATCTTAGATGCTGGTATTATCACAACTAGACGTGTAGCTGAGTGTATTTCTATTCGTATTGCTGACATCCTAGAGTACTCTGATTTTGCTGAAGAGTTCGCTATGCAGATTGGTAAGTACAACCTATCGATCTTGCAGGACGTTAATGATTTATACCTGCATGACTTTGGTATCTTCGTTGAGGTAGCTCCAGATGAAGAACAGAAGGCACAACTAGAGAGCAACATACAGATAGCTCTACAGCAGCAGACAATTGATCTTGAGGATGCAATTGACATCCGTATGATCAATAACGTTAAGCTTGCTAATGAGATGCTTAAGATGAAGCGTCGTAAGCGTATGGAGCAAAAGCAGAAAGAGAAGGAGATGGAGTTCCAAATGCAAATGCAGACAAACATTCAGTCCTCTCAAGCAGCTTCTGAAGCCAAGGCACAGATCATTCAATTGGAAGGTCAGACCAAGGCACAGATCAAGCAGATGGAAGTTCAAGGCGACATTCAAAAGATGCAGGCAGAAGCTGAGCTCAAGAAAGAGCTAATGGCTATTGAGTTCCAATATAACATGCAGCTTAATGGTATGCAGATGCAGACTCTAAAAGACCGTGAGCTTGAAAAGGAGAAAGCTAAAGATAAACGAGTAGACCTACAGGCTACACGTCAGTCTGAGCTCATCAACCAACGACAAAATAACTTACCTCCACAAAACTTTGAAAGTACAGAGGATTCCCTGGATGGATTTGACTTAGAATCATTTGGACCAAAATAATGGCATATATAGAGCACAACTTCTTTCCCTTAAAAGTATTCGTTAGAAATGAGTACATGTATCAACACCAAAAAGGGCAAGGGGAGTTTACCCCGGGTGTTATAATGTCGGTAAGATGTATGCCTGGTCAGGCTGCTTTATTTCAAGTTCTATTAGAGAACGGAGTAATGCGTGATAAGTTACCAAGCCATGCTTTGCTTACTGAGCCAAAGACTCCAGAAGAAGACCTGCCATTCCACTTCTTACAGATATGGAATTGTTTTTCTTATAACTTCACGTTATTACACTTATCTTATGTATACGATACAAAAGTTGAGGTATACATGAAAGACCATAAGTACTATCCAGGAAGTTATTACGCCACTATCAACTGGGGTGCAAATGACTTGAACACAGACCTTTCTTTAGCAGAAGATGCATTGGAGCATAAGAGTCACCACATCATTCTACTTGACAACGGTCAAATAGCATTACAGCCAAACAATCGTATCAAGTGGTCTGAGCCTAGTTTTGTGACCAAGCCGTTCCCTGAGAAGCCGGACTATCTAGTAAACAAAGACTATTATAATTGCGAATGTTTTGATAAGTGGCATACAGAGGATTCGGAGAGAATGTTCTACGATAATGAATGATAAAAGTATTTATTAACTTTGTTGAAAATTAAATTAAATGGAAGGTGAATTTAAAGTAAGAGCTGTAGATTTCGAAGAGAAGTCTGTAGCCGAAAAAGAAGCAGCGCTTCTTGAAGGTTTAGAAGATCATAGTGGCGATCAAGACACAGTAAAGATTGACTTAACCGAAGGGCAGCCTGTAGAAGACCCAATTCAACCAGTAGAGGTTGATTTGGATGATAATAAAGTTCTTTCATATCTTGGTAAGAGATGGAACAAAGAGATTACATCTTTGGATGATTTAGTTCAAGAGCGAGAACAAGCTGAAGAACTACCTGAAGATGTCTCCGCGTTTCTGAAATACAAAAGAGAGACAGGACGTGGTATTGAAGACTTCATGAAGTTGAACGTCGACTACAGTACCATGGACGAAGATTCTCTACTTTACCAATACGCTAAAGAACAAAACCCGGAGCTTGATGCTGACGAGGTTAAGTTCGAGTTAGAGACCAAGTTTTCATATGATGAGGATTTTGATGATGACAAGCACATTAAGAAGGTAAAGCTAGAGAGAAAAAAAGAGCTCAATAAGGCTCGTGAGTATTTTAATAAGCTTAAAGAACAGTATAAGGCGCCGCTTGAGTCAAGGGATGCCTTTGTTCCGCAAGAAGAAAAAGAAGCTTACGAATCTTATAAGCAATATAAACAAACCGCGACTAGCGAGCAAGAGGAGCAACAAAAGCGGTCTAAGTATTTCGCCGATAAGACGAATGAATTATTCTCTGATAAGTTTGAAGGTTTCAAATTTAATATTGACGAGAATAAGGCAGTAACGTTCAAGCCGGCAGATGCAAAGACACTTCTTAACGAGCAGTCTTCATTAAGTAACTTTGTAAATAAGTTCTTAAACGAAGAAGGCTACCTAAAGGATGCTGAGGTGTTCCATCGAGCAATAGCGATTGCTTCGAATCCCGAAAAGTTTGCCAAGTTCTTCTATGAGAAGGGTATGACAGAGGCTGTTGAGACAGTTTCTAAAGAGTCTAAAAATATTGACATGACTCGTCAAGCCACTCAGGTGACTAACAAAACTGACGGAACATTCCAAGTAAGAGCCGTAGAGTCTGGTTTCGGTAACAGATTAGTTATTAAACAAAAACCTAAAAACTAGAAAAAATGGCTGGTACATTACAAGCATCTCCGGGTCCATTATTGACCCCGAGCTCCGTCAAGGCAACATTGCCTACAAACTACATTACTAACTTTGATTTCTTGAATCAGTATCTTCCTGATACTTATGAGCAAGAATTCGAGCGCTATGGTAACCGTTCAATCGCATCTTTCTTGCGTATGGTTGGTGCCGAGCTTCCTACTAACTCTGACCTTATCAAATGGGCAGAGCAAGGTCGTCTTCACACAAAGTACACAGCAGTTACTGCAGTTAGTGCTACAGGTGGTGATGATACTGCTACTTTTGATATCGGTACAGGAACTTGTGTTTTCCGTATTGGTCAAACAGTTTTCCTTTCAAACAATGCATCTTCTACATCTTCTTACAAAGCTGTAGTAACTGCTCTTCCTGCTGCTGACCGTTTCACTGTTGCTTTCTACAATGCTTCTGGTATTGCTGCTGGTGACACTGGTGCTACATTTACTGCATTTGTTTATGGTTCTGAATTCCAAAAAGGTACTAGCGGTATGCAAGGATCTTTGGAAGCACAAGATTTGTTCTTCGATAACAAACCAATTATTATCAAAGACAAGTATACTGTCTCTGGTTCTGACATGGCTCAAGTTGGTTGGGTTGAAGTAACAACTGAGAATGGTGCTACTGGATACTACTGGTATATGAAGTCTGAGCACGAAACTCGTTTACGTTACGAAGACTATCTTGAAATGTCAATGGTAGAAGGTGTTCCTGCTGAGGTTAACTCAGGCGCAGCTGCTGCATTAGGTAATGCTGCATATCCTGCAGGATCTACAATGCCTTACAACGCTGGTACTCAAGGTATGTTTGCTGCTATTGAATCTCGTGGTAACGTTTGGGCAGGTGGTAATCCATCTTCTTTAGGTGACTTCGATACAATTGTACAACGTCTTGACAAACAAGGTGCTATCGCTGAGAACGTATTATTCTTGAACCGTCAGTTCTCTTTTGACATCGACGATATGTTAGCTGCTCAAAACTCTTACGGTGCTGGTGGTACTTCTTACGGTTTGTTTGACAATAGCGAGGAAATGGCCCTTAACCTTGGTTTCTCTGGATTCCGTCGTGGTTATGAGTTCTACAAGACTGATTGGAAATACCTTAACGATGCTACTCTTCGTGGTGGTCTAGTTGGCGGTGCTATCAACGGTGTTTTAGTTCCTGCTGGTACAATGAGCGTTTACGATCAAGTACTTGGTAAAAATGCTAAGCGTCCATTCCTTCACGTTCGTTACCGTGCTTCTGAAGCTGAAAACCGTCGTTACAAAACTTGGATGACTGGTTCAGCTGGTGGTGCACAAACTAGCGACCTTGATGCTATGGAAGTCAACTTCTTGTCAGAGCGTGCGCTTTGTACAATGGGTGCTAACAACTTCTTTATCTTCAAAGGATAAGAATACAAAATATGAGAGGGGTTACGGCCCCTCTCTATTTTTTTAAATAATTTAAATTATATCAAATGGAAAGAGTAAAACTAGAGGCGAAAGATCGCACCTACTTATTAAAGATTGATAATGCTCCATTGAGCTATTTTATTGCGCATAAAGACACTCCGCGTAAACGTCTTCTTTACTATAATGAAGGGACAAATACAAACCACCCACTTCGCTACGCGCGAAATTCAAACACACCATTTCAAGATGAGCAAGATGCTAACGTTATCGTCGAGCCAATTGTATTTGAAGATGGCGTATTAAATGTTCCAAAAAACAATCCTGTGCTTCAAGAGTTCTTGCATTATCACCCGGGTAATGGTTCTGAATTTTATGAATTTGACTCAGAAAAAGATGCTCAAGAAGATGTAGAAGAGTTATTCTCAGAAATTGATGCATTGCTATTAGCTCGTGATTTAGCAGACAAAGACATTAATACATTAGAAGCAGTCGCTAGATTAGTTTTAAAAGGTAATGTAGATAAGATGAGTTCTGCTGAGATCAAGAGAGATATGATGTTATTCGCTAAGAGATATCCTCAAGACTTCATGGAAGCAGCATCTGATCCAATGCTTAAGATAAATAACTTCGCAGCTCGCGCGTTTACAGCAGGATACCTTACATTCAGAGGAAACAAAGACATCCACTATAACTTCAAGGACAATAAGAAGCGTCTAATGACCGTTCCGTTTGGTCACGACCATATCCATGCATTGGCTTCTTACTTGCAGTCTGACGAAGGATTAGAGCTATACAAGTATCTAGAAGATAAATTTTCTGAGAATTAGTATATTTGCATAGTTATTAACTATTAAAACGTTTTAAGATGAACAAGAAATTTTTACAATTTACGATTGGAGCAGCGGATGCACTTCCAAAAGCATTGATTCCAGCAAACTCAGAGTATTTCATTACTATGCCTTCTACCTCTACATTGGTATTGACTGCATTTGGTGGTGTTGCTACTGCTGATGTTATTACAATTACATTCACTACTGCTGATGCTACTTATGCATCTCACTATGCTGTAGTAAATGCATTGGCTTATGCTAATCAAGCTCTTTCTAATCCAGATGCAATTATCATTCCTGTATTGCCTTTAGTTGGCGCTACACAACAATTGATTACATCTGTAGCTATTGCTTAATCATTAGCTAACTACTACTAAAAGGGCACTTCTAATGGAGTGCCTTTTTTTATTTATCTTTGTACAAAAGCAGTCAGATGATCAATGACGTTCGAAATACCGTCCTATCAATAATTAGCAAAGACAACCGTGGCTTCATTACGCCATTTGAGTTTAACTTGTTTGCAAAGCAGGCACAGCTTGAGATTTTTGGGCAGTATGTATTTAATTACAGCAATGCAATCAACAAGCAAAATGCTCGAATGCATGGTGAGGGATATACTGACATCCCTAAGAACATGGCTGAGGTAATTGATACTTTTTCTGTGTTTACATCAGCAACATATAATACTGGAACAAGCAAGTTTAATTTTCCGGTAGACCCATTAACTAATGTCGAAAATTATTTCTTCCTAGATAAACTTGTTTACAATAACTCTACAGAGATTGAGAAGGTGAGCCACAGAAAGATATTAAACTTAGTTAACTCAAACCTTACTGCTCCCACAACTAAATATCCTGTTTATACAATGGATGAGAATGGTTTATTGGTTTATCCTACAACCATCACATCTAACGTCACTATACAGTATTTAAGATATCCTAAAGACCCAAATTGGACTTATTCAACAACTCTACTTGGTGATCCTTTATTTAATCCTGGAGCTGCTACATACCAAGACTTTGAGTTACCATTAGATGACTTTGCAAATTTAGTTATCAAGATACTAGAGTATTCTGGCATATCAATCAGAGAGCAGGACGTTGTATCTGCCGCTAAGGCTGAAGAAGTACAAGACATTCAACAGAAACAATAATGGCATATATAACTAATTATCAGTACTATACCAACAATGGTAATGTCCCCGAAGATGAAAACTGGGGGTCTTATCAATATGTTACGCTTGACTATATGGTCAATAACTTCATATTGAATTATGTTGGGAATGATAAGTTGATCAACAATGTCGATCGATATACCATTCTGTTTCACGCAAAGAGAGCCATCCAAGAGTTAAACTACGATGCACTCAGAAATATTAAGGTGCTTGAGTTTGAGCTAGGAGACCAGCTGAAGTTGGTATTGCCTCCTGACTACGTTAACTACGTTCGTATCTCAATGCTTAGAAATGGTGTGTTGTATCCACTTACAGAGGCTAGACAGAGCATCACAGCTACAGCATACCTTCAAGATAATGACGGTCAGATTGTATTTGACTCAAATGGAGAGGTAGTTATTGGCGAATCAAGGCTAGACATCCTACGACAAGATAACAGACTATATGTTGGTCCTGGTGCATACTATAATCAATGGGGTTGGGAGTATGACGGGGAGTGGTATTTTGGATACCCAATTGCACAGAACTTTGGATTGAATACAGCTGACGCAAACATTAACCCTAAGTACTACATCAACAAAGCAGCTGGTGTGATTGACTTTACATCAGGCGTAGAGAACTCTTATATTGTACTTGAGTACATATCAGATGGCATGGAGAACGGTGATACAAGCGCCATATCTATCAATAAATTAGCAGAAGAATATATCTATGCTTACTTGAAGTGGGCTTTGCTTACTAATAAGTTTGGTGTCCAAGAGTATATCGTTAGCAGGGTAAAAAAAGAAAAAACAGCTGCCCTTAGAAATACAAAAATCAGATTGAGCAACATGCACCCAGGTCGATTATTGATGGCAATGAGAGGCAAGGATAAATGGATTAAGTAATTATGGCTGACCTACAAAGAACATTTCTTGCCGGGAGAATGAATAAAGACCTCGATGAGAGGTTGATTCCTGATGGAGAATACCGTGATGCGGTTAACATTACTATTGATACGTCTGAGGGATCTAGTGTAGGTGCCGTTCAGAATGCATTCGGTAACACTCAGCTAAATATTCCACAGAATATATTAGCTAGTATGGGTGTAGCAATAAGTAACGACCTATCTACCATCGGAGCTGTAACATATGAAGCTCAAAGCCTGCTGTATTGGTTTGTAGTTGGATCTGACTTTGAGGGTATATTTGAGTACAATCAAGAAACTCAAATAACATCATTAATACTTGGATGCACTGACGGTCAATTAGGGTTTACTAAAAACAACCTAATCACAGGTGTAAACTACATCACTGACGGCAAAGGAAGTGGTCTATTGGTATGGAATGATAATAAGAACGAGCCTAGAAAGATCAACATAAGTAGAGCTAGAACATATTCAGTTGATGATCCTCGTATAGATATTGACATCAATCTTATTGTTAAGCCACCGCTCAACGCTCCATACATTAAGCTATCTACACTTGCTAGCCCTAACCTTATCCCAAACAATATTGAGGATAAGTTTGTTTACTTCAGCTATAGATACAAGTATGCAGACAACGAGTACTCGTCAATGTCTCCATTTTCAGCAGTCGCGTTTGATCCTAAAGTTTTGCAAATTGATAGTCAAACTGGTGAGAATAAAGGCATGCTAAACAAGTTCAATCAGGTTGAACTATCATTTGAGACAGGAAATGAATTTGTAAAAGAGATACAGCTATTGGTTTGGGAGTCTAGAACTCTAAATGTAAGAATTATAGACAACTTAGATAAGTCTGAACTTAATATACCAGATAATGCAGTTGAGTCTTTCTACTTCATGAATAATAAGACTTACGCAGCTTTACCATCTGACCAAACCACTAGACTATTTGACAACGTTCCATTAAAAGCATTGGCTCAAGATGTAATTGGTAGTCGACTAGTCATGGGTAATTACGTTCAGTTTAGAGATTTAGTTAACTCAGCTGGCATGATTGACATTAATTATGTTGTTGACTATATACCAGATCCAATACCAGTTACAGTTGATCCAAAACAGACATGGAGAAGCGATCGTGACTATGAGATTGGTATCGCTTATTTAGATGACTACGGCAGAATGACAACTGTTTTGACTACATCATCTGACAATACAGATAACAACCAATCAAACTCTGTATACATACCTGCTGAAAACTCAGACACGGCAAATTCATTGCGTGTAACGATTAAAAATAAGGCGCCTGAATGGGCTACAGGATATAGATTCTTTGTCAAGCAGTCAAAAGGTGAGTATTATAATATTTTCCCAACTACATTCTTAAGATCAGGATCATACCGTTACTTTTTAATTAACGAATCTGATAGAGATAAGATAAAAGTAAATGGGTATATCATATTCAAGTCTTTTAATAATGGCGCAACGAACACGAATAAAAGATTTAAAGTACTAGAACTAGAGCAAAAGCCAGTTGGTTTTATAGCGGGTGCATTAGAAGGTCTTTATTTTAAAATTAAAGCTGATGCCTCAGATACTTTTTTAAATGTAAGCGCTCAGCAAAATTTCAACTTTAATGGATCAGGAAGAGGTTTAAGAATACCTGTATTTAATAGATCTTTAAATATTGATACATCTTACTATAGCTATACAGGTGACAATACAATTATACCTACAACGCAGGATGTTACTGCTTCATTTGTAGGTCCTTTAAACTCTGAGTCTGATTTTAGGATTAATGTAGAGATACTTCCAAATGACGAGTTTAGATGGACTTCAAATTTAGCATTATCAACGTGGTCTTCTAATATTCCAATTCCATTTGGAGGTACTTATACATTATCATCTTCTTCTCTTGGCATGAAGCTTGGCTTTGCTAATGCAATTTATAACGTAGGTGATAGATGGGTTTTCAATGTTAGAGGCGATGGAAGTACAGAAGGTACTCCATCTTATCCATATACTGGGTATGGGTTACCAGGAACTGCGACATTATATGGAGGAGGTGCTATATTAAAGGGCCCTGGAGTTATATTTCCAGGAGCATCTATAGAGATAAATATTTTATTTGATTCTAATCCAAATAACCCTACGAATGGAACAGGTGTTCAGAGTTTTATATCAAATAACTACTACAAAAACTTAGAAGAGTGGTTTTATGAGTCAGGTGCTTATGCGTCATATATTCAATATAACCAATCAGGAACAAATATTGGATCAAGAGGAGTTACATTTAGATACGGAACGAATTATCAAAATACAGGTAACCCTTTAAGTAATCAGATAAATCAATCCAATGTTGGAGGTGATATTTATATGATTATTCAAGGATTTGGAACTGGATCTGGATCTAATCTTAATGAAATAAAGGCCTCTTTAAAGGTAACTCAGACTCCTATTAGTAGTAGAATTTCTGCCGAAACCGTTCCATCAAATGATGATACAGATATTTACTACGAGCTTAGCAGAACGCACAAGATAGAGAATGGAAATCACCTTTCTTTGTGGAGGTATGATGCTTCTACAGTTATTGGTTCAAATTCAAAGCTAACTCAAAACGGAAATAAGGAGCCGCATTACTTTGAAGCAGGACAGACTGTCTATATAACAGCGTCAAACATTCCAGCAGGTACTCCTTTTACAGTTGTATCAGCTCCGGATAGATATTCTATACTCATCAATTATGTTGTTCCATCCAATCAATCTGGTGGTGTATCTAATAATGACTTTGATCAAGACCAAACTAGTGCACTGAACCCGGCTATAGTTGTTTTGAACAATCCTACCAATAAAAACTCTGACTACAACGCATACTGCTATGGCAATGGTGTTGAGTCTAACAGAATTCTTGACACATACAATGAGCCTTGGCTTAAGTATAGCTTAAGAGCTAGCACTGTAATTGAGGATTATGAGCAGCAAATAAAAGATGCGTCTCTCACCTATAGTGGTCTATACCAATGGAGCTCTTCAATTAACAGACTCAATGAGTTTAACTTGTCTACAGCTAACTTCAAGAACCTTGACAAGAACTTTGGCTCTGTTCAGAAGATTTATGCTAGAACTACAGACCTATTGGTTTTACATCAGAACAAAATAACGTCAGTTCTTTATGGCAAAAATCTGCTAGTTGATGCCGTTGGCGGGGGTACTGTAGCATCAGTTCCTGAGGTGCTTGGTACACAGATTGCATATCCATATGAGTTTGGTATATCTAGCAATCCTGAGAGTTTTGCAGTTTGGGGTGATACAATGTATTTCGCAGATTCAAAAAGAGGTGCTGTATTGAAGATGACAAATGATCAAGTACTAGAGGTGTCTAGAGTTGGTATGTCTGATTACTTTAGAGATTTAATGAAGGCAAACCCTCAAAACGCAAAACTTGGGGCCTATGATCCATACAACCACAACTACGTAATAGCATCTACAACTATTAGAAATACACCTTGCGATATAACAATTAATCCTACTGTTGGAAGTGTAGCTCATAACACAGCGGGTAGTTTAGAGTATATGTTCTCAATATCAGGCACAACATCTTGGTTTATTCAATTAATTAGCATTGGATTTGGAACAAGTTGGATTGAGCTGCCTCCATACTGCCAAACAGGTGTTGGATCTCAAGATATTTATGCTAGAGTTCAAAATAACTTAGCAACAGTACCAAGATCTGTTGCATTTAGAGTTCACTACTGTAGTTCATATGTAGATTACATACTTACTCAAGGTATAGGCAAAAAGATAGACTTTAATATTTTAACATTCGGCAAAAATGAGTAAGACTAAACAAGCATTTTCATATACAGGCAGCACAACCTATACAATAGATAACGTCATTCTAAGCAATAGCGCTATCGCTCTATTTGACTCTAACACCGGGGTTGGTGGCATTGACTATATACCATATAATGGATCTACAGTTACGGTAGTTGCTGGATCAACATCAGATTCTTACGAGAAACTAGCTCCTACATTAAATAACAAGCTATATTATCTTGTATCTGACATCCAATACTCAGCTGAAGATAAGGCAACCATACTAGCGGCAGCCACAGAGATACCTGTAGTATTTAGCGGAGGGGTATTTACAGGTCAATTTGTATTCCTAAACCCAAACAACTATGACTATGTTTATCTTCTTTGGGACTATGAGGATAAAATGGACGTAGTTGCATCATATAAAGGCGTGACTGAAAATAGGTCAATAGGCATGTCTTTTGGTACAACAATCGGGCGGGCTGGTATTAATTTTAATACCATTAATCCTGACCAACCGACAAGATATCAGATTGAATGGAATGGTGAAATTGTAGCTGACACCAAGTATGTCGGATTAAATTCAACCGCAAATTATGATGCACTAATTGCGGCTGGTATACCTGCTGAAGATATTGGGCTTGTGGCACCTTATAATGGCCTTGTTGATAATGGCGATGGTATTATTAATTTTTACAAAAACCTACCAACCGCAGATGCTAAGTTAATTGTATCATCTCCATTTAGAGATTCAACGTGGATTGTTAATAAAATTAATCCATACTTAACTAGGATGTTTATAGATCCAGCACCTGGAACAACTTCTGATGTGTGTGCTCAATCACCTGCGGATGACATATGGCATAATGGCGTTGATTTACTACCTAATGTTGGTGATCAATTGTTTGTCACAAACGATGGTTTAGAGGTTTATGTTGGTGATGAGTATTTACATTTAATAGATTCTCCAGTTGTTTCATCAGCTATTTATTATATAACTTCAAGTTTAACAGGTGAGGTACTTTCAAAAGAAAATTGTACATGCTTTGAATATGCTGCTCCTTTTATTCTTTCTGACACTATAACAGTTGAGTCAAATATACAAGAGTCTGTTACTATAGAGACTGTAAACAAGCCAACATCTTGGGAATTACGAGTAAGCACGTTGCCGTCTGAGGCTTCATTCTCTAATGGAACAATCTTATTTAATAACTGCCCTGCTGGTACTTATTCAGTAACTCTTAGAGCTACTAACTGTGTAGGCACTAGCGCAGAAACAGTCATTGCAATAAATGTGGTTGACACAGGAGATTTAAAACCAGTACTAATTGATATTGAGCAGTTTAAAGAGTCAGGGAATGATGCGTGTTTAGTTATACCTACATTCACGCTAATGTACTTTGGTGGTAATTCATACATTCCTGATCTTACCGATACTATTTATTATGATTCAGCTGGAACAAAACCATTCATGGGGGGTGAGAAGTGGTATCAAATAAATGACTCAGATTATTCAATTCAAGTAGATACTCATGGCACTGTATTGAAAAAATCAACATGTGCTGGCACAACAACAACCACAACTACTACAACTACTACAACGCTTCCATCTGGAACTTATTTTACAGCCACATCTTGTTCTGATAGTTCAGTAGATGTCATTTTAAGAAATTCACTAGGAACATCTATAACAACTGGAAGTGTTATAAAAACAACAGATGGTAGCTGTTGGATAGTAACCGGATCGACATCTGCAAGATTTCCATACTATAACGTTATTACACCTATAGTCACATATGTAAACTGCATCACTTGTATAGGTACGACAACGACTACAACTACAACTAGTACGACCACATCAACACCTGTGACTAGTTTTGATATTGATATAACCGGTCTCACCTCAGCTAGATTGGCATGTATAGAAACACCTACATATGTTACTTATTACCATACAGGCACATTTGCAGTAAACAGTTTTGTTTATACGAATGCAGGAGCTACAACATTATTTAATGGGGCTTTCTTATGGTATCTAGTTAGAAAGTCTGGTGTAACTTATGCCTGCCTAATTGCTGATACAGGTCAAATACTCAAATTGTTGGCATGTTCTGGTGTTACGACAACTACAACTACAACAACGATTCCTGTGAGATATTACTCAGGCACAAGGTGCGTTGGTGGTGCTGCTGTATTACTATCGTATACAGGCTTTGAGGCATTAAGCTTGCCTAACTATGTCAAGGATAGCAATGGAAATTGTTGTACTATAACTACGTCAGTAGGCCCAGGGACGATTACAGGAACTATATTGTATACGTATAATAGCTGCTCAGAGTGTGCTGCCACAACAACGACTACGACTACAACTACTACGACTACAACTACTACGACAACGACAACAACCACAACGACAACAGCCGCACCATTGACTCCAATTACACTGTCATACTCTTCTTCACAATCATCTGTATGCTCTGTACTTGATATTGATAATTATTATGTCAATGGCGCTATAGGTGTCCCTGGAAATTATATCTTTACAAACCTAATCGGAACAATTCTTGCTCCATCTGGTTGGTACTTAAATTTAATTACAAATGTTGCGTATGAGTGGAACGGATCAAACTGGACCGGCGCAAGTAAAGCCTGTTAATGAAAACACTTAGGATGTTGTCAGCGCAACCAGCGCTTGACTACTATGCGTGGCAGATTGAGGTATGTATACACAACTTTGCTTCGTTAGGTTACAAAAATATTGACATAGTTGCCGGGTACCAAGATGAGATACCTGAGTCGTGGAATAAGTTATATCAGACCTACTCTGACATTGCTAGGTTCTTTTTCTACAAGGACACCATGGGTGAATGCGACTATCCACCTGCCATACAGGCACACCTATTGCAAAAGCATTTCAAGAAACATCCTGATCTGACAAACGATGCAATCTTTTTTCATGATGCTGACTTTGTATTCACTAAATACTTAGACTTTACACCATACCTAGACAACAATATTTGGTACTTCTCAGACACTATCTCATACATAGGTTACGACTATATCATGAGCAAGGGTGAAGAGATCTTAAAAGCCATGTGTAATCAAGTTGGCATATCTAGAAAAATAGTTGAGTTTAATAAGGATAGGAGCGGTGGCGCTCAGAAGCTAATGAAAAACTTGACGCATCATTATTGGAAGAAGGTAGAAGATGATAGCAAAGGACTATACAAGCTACTGACTGGTATGCAACACATTAAAAAGGAAGATGATCCAAATGGCATACAGGCATGGACAGCTAGTATGTGGGCTGAGCTATGGAATGCTTGGTTTTTTGGACATCATGTATCGGTGCCAAAAGACTTTGATTTTGCTTGGGCTACATGCCCATCAATCACATGGGATGACGTATACTTTTTCCACAACGCAGGAGTTATGAACAACCAACAAGGTATGTTCCATAAAGCATCATATATGCACACACTTCCTTTTGGTGAAGACTTAAAGATAGACCCAAATAGATGCTCATACAACTACTATGAAATGATCAAAGGCATGAAAAGTTGCTTGGTCTAAAATTCGTAACTTTGTTACATGATAGATACAATAACTTATTCAGAAACATCTCAAGGATGGACATCTAGGTGGAGTTATCGACCTGAGTGGATGGTTGGGTTAAATAGTATATTCTATTCATTTAAAGGTGGCTCTCTTTATCAGCATGACGCTAATATTGTTAGGACTAGATTCTATAATACAACAGACGGATTCTCAATAAAAACAATTATAAATCAGTCTCCAACAGAGACCAAGATGTATAAGACTTTAGCGTTAGATAGTTCTCATCCAATGAACGTTACAGGATCTACAGATCTTGATCCTGTTTATATGAATGTATCTCAGTTCTCAAAGAAAGAGGGTGACTTTTTTGCATACATAAGAAGACCAGTAGCAGATGAATCTAACTTGCAGATGGTATCCGCGCAAGGTGTTGGCATCATAGACTCTATTGCCGGCTTTGAGCTTACAATGGATACGCAGGTGAGTAATGCATCTACAGGTGACCTTGTAATGGGAGGTATTGTTGACTCAAACAATAACCTAATAACAAGTATAAAGATTGGATACGTTGTAGATGTGGTTGGGGATGTAATATCTATTTCAAGCGATAATCCGACTCCACCTACTCCACCTACTCCTGGATTCATAAATGTACCAATAGCAGGAAACTATGTATACATATTAAAAGGGGCTGTAGCTGAGTCATATGGTGCGAGAGGTAGATATTTAGATGTATCTCTATCATTAAATGGATCAGCTGCTGAAGTAGAGGTAGAGTTGTTTGCAATCAGTACATCAGCATTCAAAAGTTTTCCTTAAATTTGTTACATGGAAGTTAGGTTTTTAGATGACCACGACTACGATGTACTAGCGCAATGGTGGAAAGACTGGAGATGGTCAGCCCCACCTAAGGATATGCTACCACAAGACGGAAGAGGGGGATTAATGGTAAGTAAAGACGGTGAAGATATTTGTGCCGGATTTGTTTACTTCACGAACTCAAAGACAGCTTGGATTGAGTACATTGTATCAAACTTCCACTACAGACAAGACGATCGCAAAGAGGCGATAGAACTATTGATTAACTCGCTTGTTGAGGTGGCTGCCGAAACAAATGGAACTAAGTATTTCTATACCTCTCTTAAGAACGAGAATTTGATTAACCGATATGCAGAATGCGGATTCCAAAAAGGGACAAGCAACTGCACTGAAATGATAAAGATATGGCAGCAGTAACATCAACATTAGTAGCCTTAGGGGGAATTGGCGTTAGTGCCGCTCAGGCTATCAAATCACAAAGCCAAATGAAGGAAGCCACGCAGGCTA